CCCTTGCTGAACCGAACCGTCGCGCGGAGTCGCCGCGCCGAGGAATCAAGGTTTACAGATTCGATGACCCCGATTTGACGCTCGGGATCGTGATCGAGCAACAAAGGTGCGTTGCCCGAGTTTAAGAATGAAAGATCAATGGATCGATCGTTGTGATCCAGGATTTCGATGCCAAATGACCGATCGACCGGTGCCTCGCTGGAAACCGAGATCGACATCCGCCGATCATCCTCGGAATCCATTTCCGCATCCATACGCATCGCCAACTTGCGGGTTTCCATTTCCGCCGGCGCTTTGCGTTCTTCCTCGACATGGCCACCGTTCTCGGCTTCGATCTCGACATCGACCTCGGCCTCAACTTCTGGCATTTCTTCGGATTTGCCAAACTCGACGATATATGAATCATCGGTTTCGGTCACGTTCTTGATGTGACGTTGTTCATCCATTTTTCGTTCCTCATCTTGACCTTTTGTCGATTCCGGATGCCCTTCCGGTAAAAGATCGGTGTCGTGTTTGCCGCCTTGAAACCTGCCATTTCTCAAACAGAATAGCAGAGAATTGACCCGAGCAATAGCCCATTGTTCCGGTGATGCCACCCCAGGCCGAACTGAGCCTGGATTTGTCTTATATGCGCCAATGCCTCGAAAGTAACATTCGGACAACATTCCGAGGGTTGCGCGGGTTGTCGGATCATCGCCGTGATCGGCGTTGTGTTCCTCGATCTTGTTCTCGAGGGTCTTTCTTGCGGTGTCGCTCAAATCCTCGATCGCTCGATCTTTTTTGCCCTCGAGTTTTTTGACCAATTCCAGGATGACATCTTTCATCACCTGTTCGCCCAGGTTGCCGATCACGCCCCATTTGATCTGTGCGATAACGCCGCCAACATTGGACAAATTTGGCTCGAGGTCGCCGCCCGCAAATTGTTCACCATCGCCAAAGTGCCGCGCGGCCCAGGCTTCACGCTCTTTGATCCAATCCAAAACCCCCTCGGTTTCCGACCCATCACGCGCTCGGCCCCAAAGGGTGAACGCATCATTGCCTCGAATGTTGCCGCCGGCATCCCAAACCTCGGGATTGAACTCTTTGATGTTCTCAGCGAACCCTCGATCGAACTGCGGATATTCAGAGTTCCGCAAAGAAATCTTGAGATCGTCGCCTTTTTTGGGGAAATCAGTCGCCATCGCCCTCATCCTCATCAGGCTGATCCATCGCCGGCATGAACTTCATCGGCCCATATCCAGACTGACCGCCGCCGAACGGTTGGAATGCGATCTCGATGCCGCGATCCTCGGCCATCTGTCTCTCGAGAACGATCTGGTCGAAAACATCCTCGATGTCCCGACCGTATTGGTTCGCAACGTCCTGCATCGATAGAATGCCAGAGTTCATGCCGATGACCGATGCGTTCATTTCGCGTTGCGGATCGACCCAGGCAAAACCCCGCGCCCTAAATTCGCAATTATCGGCGAACTTATCAAACCGAGTTGGTGGAATCGGGATTGCGCCATTGTCCATCGCCGCCATCAACCAGGCCCGAAAGACCGGCTGAACAAAGTGTTCGATCATGAAATCATGCAAAACCTTGTAAAAATCACGATCCTCGAGTGCGCCCTGGCGAATCGAGGAATAGGATGTTTGCGTCAAATCATTCGAAATCGAGGCATATGAAACGCCCAGCGCCGAGGCGATGCCCCGCAAAACCGCCTTTTCGAAATCGGCAAAATTGTTCGCGCCGGTGGATGGGTCAAAGGTCTTGAAATCCTGGCCTGGCCCTAGTTGGTGGAATGTCCCTGGATCGGCCTCGATGATCGGCGTGTAAGTGTTTTCCATATCGTCGCCAACGAAATCATCGCCGCTCGGTGAGGTAAAGAAACCCATCTTGGACGCTGATACCCTCTCAGCGACCAGGACGGCCTCTCTCATGCCGTTTAGCTGCTTCAATGGCGCAACCGCTGCTGCCATCCAAGGAACGCCCCTGGTTTGCTGTGCGCGGTCTGGCGCATAGATGTGCAACATCTTTTCGGCCGAAATCCGAGTTCTCTTTTTCGCCAGGGTTGTCGCATATTCCGCATCGCCTGGATGTGAGGCCAAAAGATGATAAGCAACCGGCCGGTGAAACTGATCGATCTCGATGCCCATCCGGATTTTGTTTCCGTTTGGCAAATCCTCGTTCTGATCCTCATCGAGCAAATCAACCTCGAGAAACTCGATCGCAAAATTGAACTGATTGCCTGGATAAGTAACCAGGCGAACCAACAACTCACCATCACGCGCCAAAGCCTCGGCCGCAAAACGCTGCGCATCTTTCCAGGAAAACCGGCCATCAACTGTGCAAACGCCTTTGCGTGACCAGGCTTTGAATGCGTTCTCGATGATCGCGTTGCCTGGGGAATCGAATGTTCCGTCTGCGTTTTTTGCCTTAACCTGGACGCTCACGCCCTTTTCGCCGACGACATTCGTTTTGATTAACGTCAAAAACCGCCTGGCATATTCATCATTCCGCGCCAGGTCGCGGCATCGATGCCGGATCGATTTTAGAGCCGGCCGGATTTCCGCATCCGCCGATCGAGTAGATGCCACAAAATCAGAAAACAACCGCCCAGTTTGAGCGGCCTTGAAAGAGCGGCGTTTCACCGGCTTTGCATCTCTCTTTAGAAAATCAAAAACGCCCATATCTAAAACCTCGCCTTGATCGTTGCGCCGGTCGATTTGCCTCGTCGCATCCGTTCTTTTCTTTTTTCCATCGCCAATTCGGTTCGATAATAATCTCGCCACCTCAAAAGATCATCGATCGACAATTTGACCAGGGAACGGCCGTTGATCGAGTAGTTGGAAACATCCGCATCCGCGCGGTTTTGCAATACGCTCTCGATCTTATCGACCATGATTTCCGCGTGAGTTCGCGGGTCGGTGTTATTGACATCGAGGTCAACAATCGCCTCGAACGTCCCGCGCTCGATGACGATCCGCTCAGAATCCGCGTTCCGAACGATCTCGAGTTGCCAATGATAATATCCAGGAGTGAAATCCGCCGATGTAACAGAATCGGCCGAGAACAAATAGTCATCACCGGACGCTGTGCCGGTGAGTTGGATTTCGCTTGCCCCGCCGCCAGTTATCCTGGCGATATAGGTCGCGGTGAATAGATTGTTTGGATAATCGGTTCCGAGATCGGTGCGTTTCCATTGAATGAAATCACCGACAACAATTTCGAGCGGTTCCGTTGTCGGTGCATTTGCGGCATCAAATAAATTCGCCATCGATCATCATCTCCAAGAGTTCACAAAACTTCCGCCTGGCCTCGGCATCTGTCTCTGTGATGGCCTCACGGCCTTCGCCGTTGAAACCTCTACCTTTTCATCCGGTTCATCCTGTCGCTCTGCCGCCTTTGCGAAACGATTTGCCAAACTGTTCAAATTGAGATTCATAATTCCCAACGCTGCAATCGCATAAACGCGGCAATCAAGAGCCTCATTTCGAGGACGGGTTTGCACCCATTCTCGCCTCTTATAACCCTTTTTGAACCGAGTGACCATCTTTTCCGCCGTTAGCTGCGCAAAATACTCATCACCTCGACCCTGGGGGAAATGACAATACCCTGGCCCTGGCTCTTTGATCTTTAATCTCGAATACACCAATTCCTTAATTCCATCGACCCCCACGGGAAACAGTCTAACAGATTGCCGGTTATTTTTCGAGGGTTTTCCTACCTGCGGCTTCCCCTCGCCGCCAACGCCCTTGATTGCGAAAACCCTGCGGCCCTCTCGAGGCTTCACAAAGGTGTAAACCGCGTTCGTGTGATGGCCCCCAGAGTCAATACAGGCACATCGAATCGGCATCTCAACGCCTCGAGGGTGATCCCAGGTTTCCGACAATACGGCATCGAGTTGACCCCAAACTTGAGGCGATGATGGGTCGCCATATAAAACCCGATAATCCAATGACCAGGTTTCCTGGTCTCGGCCATGGCCAACGATCTCGATCTCGAGGCGATCGTCCTGCGTATCAATGCCGGCGGTGATGAGAACAACTCCATCTGGCATTTCGTTCCCGTCATAACTATCGCGCCCCAGGATTTGCTCATCCTCAACGCCATCACCATCTTCCTCCCAGGTTTCCCCTAAATATGTGTTGACCCAGGTTTTCAAACGCATCGGCTCTTTTTTTGCAGCTAAAAAATCGGCAACGGCCTGTGATAATGCTGTCCAGGGAGAATACAAACCGCTCAAATGAAAACCGGCGATGCCCTTAAATGGCGCGGATGCGACCCACTTTCCCTTTTTGACCGCGTTATAACGCATAGCGTCATCCCAAAACGATCCGCAATGTGGGCAGACATAGCCGGCGCTCGAAGGATCATCTTTTTGCCAATGGACGTTTTTCCAATTCAAAACCTGAAGCTCATCGCAATCTGGACAAGGGATGTGGTATTTTCTTTGATCTGTTTCCTCAAATGCTTGCTCGATGCGGCTGTTGCCTTTGTTCGTCGGCGTTGAAACCAGAATTATTTTTCGGTTCCAGAAAGTTGTGGATCTTTTCCTAGCAAGTTCGATCGGATCGCCCTCGGTTCCCGCTGATACGGGATAGCGGTCAACCTCATCGCATAAAACAATCCTGATCGGCCTCGATGCCAAACCAGCCGGTGAGTTGGCACCCGCAATGCTAATATGGCCGCCAGGGAATAGTTTGTGCAGCATCGTGTTGCCGCTGTCGCGGGTTCGAGGGTCAGCAATCAAACCCGAGAGCGTTTCTGTGTCCCGTATCATCGGCGAAAATCGCTCTTGCGACCAAGATTTAGCCATCTCAAGGGTTGGCTGCACAACCAGCATTGGAGCGGCGTCTTGCGATATATGATAGGCGCAAATGTTGTTAATGATTTCTGTTTTCCCAATTTGCGCGGATGTCATAAAAACAACCTGCTCAACCCTGGGATCGCTGATCGCGTCCATCATCCCGCGTTGATATTCCGCCCTCGATGTCGCCCAGCGCCCAGGTTCCGCTGACGCTTCGGGTGAAAGTCGCCGGTGTTCATCTGCCCACTCCGAAACCGTTAGATCAGGCGGTGGCGTTGCTGTCTTGAGCGCCCTCGCCGTTATCGTCATCAGACTCGGATGACCGTATAGGCGTAATGACTTCGACGCGCATATTTGAGAGTTCTTCGAGGGCATCG